AGAGAGATACAAGGACAGCCCAAACAAAAACGAACATTCTCATATTGGTGATGCATTCATGTACTTAATGCTGGGTGGTGGAGAGCATAAAACGCTTACCCGTGGGCATAATCCTAAGTTTAAACAGTCTGTAGCCAATACTGACTTTGATATCTTTGCCTAAATGACTCCCATCGAAGTAGAAAAAATTTTAGGCGTTGCAAATATACCCAATGTTATTGTTGTTGAGTTTAGATCTTTTATTTTAGATTACATGGATCTCGGACTCGTAGACCAATTAAACTTAGAAAATATACCGAATTACAAAGAATATTTAGATACTGCTACAGAACAAAGCATGGGATATACCGTTTTAGATAATGGCAAACCTATTGTTTGTTTTGGTTTAGTAAAGTTTTGGCCTCATGTTGCAGAGTGTTGGTTAATACCAGATAAACGCATGATCAAGAAATGGAAATTCCAATTTCACAAAGGATCTTTGAATTTTATGGAAGAAGCAGCCAAGGAATTAAATTTGCATAGAATTCATGTAACGGTGGACAAAGATAACCCAGTAGCGTTAAAATGGATTAGACGTATGAAGTTTTCAGAAGAAGGTCTTTTGAAAAAGTATTCGTATAGCGGGCAAGACATGGTGATGTATGCTAGAATTTTTGATAGGTAGATATGTCGGGATTATTTAAAACTCCCAAGTATACGCCTCCTGTAGAGGTTAAAAAAACCGATGAACTTCTTGATCAGCGAGAAGCAAAAGCAGAGGCGGCTGAAAAAAGGGAGCTAAAGAAAACATCTTCTGCTCTACGAGCTAGAAGGCGTGGAGGTCGATTGTTGTATTCACAAGACCGTGCTATCCCACAACTTGGAGT